GAAGGAAGCGCCGCTTCGAAGTACCTGTGGACCTACTGGATACAAAGACGTCATTAAAAATGTGGGCTAGAGATAAAGATCATATGGTAAGGTTTATGGCAAAACATTGTAATGTGCAGAAAGAATGCGGAGAAGGAGGTGAAGCGATTTTGTCTTACGATTTAGGGGAGATGAGAGGAGTAAAGCAAATAATTTTTAGAAAACCAGGGGAATCATACGATGATGCTCAGAGGCGCTTTTTGATAGAATTTTCACAGACACATGAGATTGAGAGAGTGGATGGGGAGCCTGTGGTAGTAACTAAAGGTACAACTATGTTAAGTTTTCCAAAAATGGTAGAGGGGATGACTTTGGCAGCAAATGTATTTCCAATGAAAATTCCAGAATGGAGATCAGAGTGGTTCCCCGGAGCGACGGAAAAAGTAAAGTTAGACCCAGAGCACGTAAGAATAGTTGAGATGGTGGATAAGTATCAGTTGAATTGGAGGTTTCCCAATTTAGCGTTGCCAGAGCACATGGAACAACTGTGTCCAAATGATTATTGGGCTAAAAATGTGGTAAGACCTGAAACAGTAGTTCCACCGTTGAGAGTGTTATGCTTGCGGAAATTGTCAATATATAATTTAGCATTTGGAGGGACACCAACGTACCCGTATGTGTCCGATGCGCAGTATAATCCGTGTATAGGATTAGAAAATCAGTTGTTAAAGATGTTTAAAATGAATACGGGAGTAGATGCTTCATATGATTTTAATGATACTCATTGTGCGTTAAAGTATTACTATTCATATTGTGTTGACCTACAACCTATTCGATTTGAATTAGATAAAGGTGATTTTCGGTTTTGGCATTTTACTAAAAGCAAGTCGTCATTAAGGAAATACCCAAATATCTCAGATATTAGAATGAAGGGTATGAAGGTACGGTTTACCTCGCACCCAACTAAGAAGCAGGCTAGTCATATAATAATGTCAGAAGTAATAGAGCAGTTGAATAGGATATTTGAGGAAACAAGGTATGAGGTTCCGATAATTAAGAATCTACTGAGGCATATAACATCAATATCAGTAAAGAATCATAGGTTATCAGCAATAGATGGCGGGTCTCTAAAAGAAGAGGAAGTTAAGAAAATATACTATAAAATGAGATTATTTTTCTTGAGTGGAGATTCAGCGTTACACAATTTGTTGCATACAAGACATCAGGAGAGAACATATGCGCCGGATAGCTTTAAGATAAGGGAGGATGGGAAAGTTACAGCTGAACATGCTCGAAATAGTACAGTTCATATTGATATAGGATCAAAATGGACAGAAGGAGGAGCTTACTTAAAGTATCTGCAGTTGTATGGAGACGAGATGGATGCTTATGATGAATTCGAAACCGGTTATAATGACTCAGCAACGATAAATAAAACATATGCATGGGCTCGGTCGGGAACCATGATGGTAGCAGACGGAGATGTGGCAGCGTTGGATTTGCATATAAATTCAATGATGTTGATGATATATATGATGATGGGTTCATTGTGGATAATTAAAGAAGATACACATATGTATCGAATGTATCAATATTTGTTGGAAGGATGTGCTGAGCAATTGGCTGGAAAATGCGTGCGATGGTTAAAGGATTTCATATTTTTAATTGGTATTATGCCTTCAGGCAGCATAGAAACCTCTCATGGTGATTCATGGATAGTAGGGGTGATGATGTATTTAACGTTTATTTTCTATAAAATGAGAGTATCAGTGAGGGAGGTTAGGAGGAAAATATGGAAAGCTTTGTGTGATAGAAAATTAGCAATTTTGATAACCGGAGATGATTTTGTTATGGCCTATCCTAGAGATTTAGATAATATAATAGGGATAGACCATTTTTGCGAGTACTGCACTCAGGTGTACCACATGACATTTAAGCAAAAGAATAAGTATCATTCACTATTGACGTATTTGCGTGTGGTAAATAGTCAGGTAGTTAGTGTGGTGTATCAAGGTCCGATATACTTAAAAAGATCATGGATACTCGCGAAGAATTTTAATTTGGAAATGACAGATCCGGAAATAGCCACAATAGTGCCATGGAGACCGTTCATTCAGTATAAGTGGCGAATGGCTATACCCAAAGATAATCAAGACCTCTATTGCAAGAATTTAGCAAGATT